TTGCTGTTTTCCTCTTGGTCCTTTGCGGGCGATTGTGCGTGTTAATGCCTTTTTAATCAGGCTTCTCATGGTTCACTATCCTCTGTTGTTTTGTGCGTTGTGGGAATCGGCGTCTTCCGCCCATGAGAAAACTGCTTAGTAGTTGTTTGGCTTCGTTTTCTGGTACGTGTTGTTCTTGAATCACGTGGATGCTTATTGTCCAGCTTAGAGGTATGGCTGTGTAGTCGATGTCGTATAGTCCGTCTGCGTAGCGGAAATTGTTCTGACCAAGAATGATGTGTTTGCTTTTGTCGCCCAATAAGCCGATGAAGATTCCCCAGCTTGCGACAGGGACATCTATGCCTGATAATCCTCCGCTTAGGCTCTTGCCTATGCTGGCGTCTGTCCATTCAACCTTGACAAGGGCTCCTGAGCGAAGTTCTCTCAACTGTTTCAAAACCTGCTTGTTCATCAAATCATCCTCGGCTGTTTATGTCGACTCAAGTGGTCAGTTTTTCTGCGTGCTGCAAATAGATAGTCAGCAAGCAACGGCTTCTGACGCCCAAGGTTCAACGTTATCTCAAGATACTGCTCTTTGGCGTTAACGTAATAGACCGCGTTGAGCACGATCCAGTCAGCATCTATGTTCTCGTTTGGCATTGTGATGTGGATCTTGTCGCCCGGCAGAATGGGAGTCGTTCCATAGTCTATGACGCGGGAGACCAGCGTTATGTATTCAATCTGGTCCTTAAAGTAGGCAAGCAGAGCCTTGGCACGTAACTCACATTCATTGTTGCTGAAGAGTTCCTCATCATGTTCAGCTTTTTCTCGTTTGCCGTAGGCTGTTTGACTGGCTGCGTCTTCCTCTGTGTGTTTGAAGAAGGCTCCGTTGAAGTTGACGCCGTCAATGTAGAAGTCGTCTGCTGCGGTTCCGTAAGTCCAAAACTTGACTGCTGCAACTCTTGACCAGTCAAAGCCCGATTGGACAGCCCATTCATTGGCGTTTGCTTGGTTGCATGGAATATGCTTCTGCTCAAACTGTTCTTTGACAGCGGTCATGTATTTGAAGGCGAATTTTCCAGAGTAATCATACAAGAGAAGGTTGAGGCTTGCAGTTCGATTTGGACCCAGGTAGATGCCAAAGTCAAGGAAAGTGAATCCTGTGCAGTCAGCTTCTTGTGGAAGGTTCAGCAGAAGGATTCCCCAGTTGTAGACGCCAGTGCAATTGCATCTGATGCTTCCATTGCCTACGAGCTTCGTTGTTGTCTCAAAATGGAGCTGGCCTTCTGTTGCCAGCCAATTTCCAAAGATTATGTCTCCTACTGCTCTGTGGTTCTTTGAGTAGACTGTGTCTGCTGCGTTGTCCGTGAGTGTGTAGTGCCTTATGGTTACGTCTTTGCCTAAATCTCCAATGATGCGGTTTGCACCTGTGAGAACATGCTGCTTCAGCTGATACTCAGTGTTGTTGAAAGCTTGGTCGGTAACTATGACGGTTTCAGGTCCGCCTTCCTTCTGATAGGTGATCTTGTATTTGCCACTGCCCGCGCTCATCTTGCATTGTAATTCAACGGTGTCAATGATGATTTTGGCTATTGGGCTTGGGTCATATGTAACTTGTCCTACGAGTTGATAGGTAGTGTTAGTGTGTGCGTCTTCTGTGTCGTCATTCATGAGCCAGTCGGCTTGACCGTCTGACCAGCCGTCACCATCGGTTGGCAGCTTGTAGTTTTGGGCGCCATAGACGGTGATTTTGTTTCTGACGCTGTGAATGTCCTTGTCATACTCCATGCTCTCTATGACTTCACTGAGACTGACCGCGCTTGTCTTTGTGCCACGCTGGAAAAACTCGAACTTGCCGTCAGGCGCTACTCTGAAGTCGTAGCCGATGACGCCTGACTTGTCTGCGCTTCCAGCGATGAATTGCAGAATATCCATCACTGGAGTGTCTTCATATTTTAGCAGTTGATAAGTCGTGTCAGTGTCCTCTACGAGTTCGGTTCCGCCTCTGTTGTGGCTTAGGCCAGCGTATGTGTCCATGAGGTCTTTGACTATTGCTTCTCCTTTCTGGTTGATGTAGGTTTTAGTGACGAGAGCGCGGAAGAGTCGTTCGTCCCAGCCACGCCCAGAAACCTTAACATAATGCGAAACCGCGTCAGACATGAATTTGACTTCTTCAACCTTGCACGTGATCAGCTGCGGACAATTAGTTCCTCTGCCTAAGTCAATGTGTCCGTCAACGCCTACATTTATGGCGTTTGCCTCGCCTGCAGAGTATTTCTTGTCCCAGTTTTGCAGAAGAACCTCAAATCTGCTGGCTTCCTGAGTGCATGCCAACGTGATTCTCGCTTCTAAAACGTCACCTTGAGGAGGTGCAATTGAGCCGAAGGCAAGCGCCATTTTTGGGATGTCTACGCTCATCGCTTAATCTCCTTTGGCGTAGATGTCTTCTTCGCCTTTTCTGAGGATGTTGCGTCCTGTGTATGTTGATGGTGCTTGCATGGCGCTGGTTGCTTCGTTGAATTGGTTGACGCTTGCAGTGGCTGCGTTCATTTGGCTGGTGAAATACCACATGGCTGCGGTTGCTGCAACGATAACCGCGATGCCGACACCTGTTAAAGCCAGAAATGTGGCATAGCTAATGTTTAGAGCGTTCTGAGCTGCTGTGGCGATCCAGCAGGCAGCAGCATAGACTTTCTGGGCTACGGCTACGCCCCAGCTTGTTCGCATGAACATGCCCATGACTGAGATGACCATCATGGCTGAGTTGAAGACTCGAGCTTGCTGGTCGTTTAGGAGACCGAATTGGTGTGCTATGTGTCCGATTGCTGTGGCTGTTGCTCCTAAGCCTGCGATGGCTGTGCCGAGGCTTTTTATGCGCACGCTTAAGGTTTCAGCGTCCGATTGGATTTTTGAGAATTCGTGGCTTGCGCGGTTGACCGCTCTTATGGTGACGGCGATTTCTCTGAAGCTTATGGTAGTCCAGCCTCCGTTTTTGCTGTGTCTAAAGCCTCGAGGATTATTTGTTCAAGTTCTGGCAGGTGTTCTTGGATTGCTGGGTAGAGGTAGGGATGTGCCTGCATGTGTCGTGTACCCAGTTCCACGAATAATGCGTAGGTGGCTTCTGCACCAATTTCGGCGACCCAGTCCTGAATCTTGGCGTAAATGGAGCTTCGCAAGTGTCCCGTTCTGACTGGAGCGAGCTGTTTGGCTAAGGCTTTGACGTCTGCAACCCAGCTTGCCAACTGTCGATATACATACCTCTGCATGCCGGTGTCAAAGGTTTGCATGGCAGCTTTGAACTCGTCTATGCCTTCAATGTCGCATGTTATTTCGACCGCCATTTTGTCTCCCTTTCTGCTTTTTGTCGTTCTTCCTCCGTTTGCTTGTCCATTTCATTCAGAATCATGATGAATTGCTGGATGGTTTTTGCTGGCTGTCTTCTGAGCTGGAGCGGTGTCCACCCGAATTCTTTGCAGAGGCGGAATTCAGTGAGTGTTGAGTTTGGCTTTTGTCTGCGGATTGCTCTGATAAAAAAGTGGTTTCCTCTTGTATGACGCTGTTCAGTTTGTTGACGATTTGGCTGAATAATTCGCCTAAGCCAATTGGGATTCCGTTCTCTTCGCTAAGGAGTTTTTCGAGCGTTATGGGTTTGTGTGGTGGCTGTTCTTTGAGCGAAGCCCATATGGTTTCGGCTTGTATGGCGATGAAGTCGCTGCTCACTACTTGTCCTGTTAACGGGTGGTATTTGGTGTGTTTCTGGATGATTCTGCTACGTTTAGCCCAGCTGATCTCGCTGAAGACGTAGTGTCCGGCGTATTCTTTGCCGAATCTTTCGTCAAGCTCGATTTTTTGTGTTTGCGTTTTGAATCATCTCCATTGTGGCTATTCGGTTTCTGATGGCTGTGTTGACGTCTTCGAGCACGATTTCCTGCATCCATTTGGGAAGCTTGAGAATCCTGACTCCGAGCGTTTCCCACATCTTCAGCCACTTCTTTCGTAAGTCAGCCTCTCGACCAAAATTCTCCAAAACTTTGACTTCAACAGCCATTTTGGAAGCCTCTATGTCAGCTGATGTAGACATCTCTTGAAACAAACGAAGCCTTGAGAGCCACGAGGTCTTCGATTCGTGTTGGCGTGGCTACTTTTTCCCATTTGCAGTACTTGAATAGGGCGCTGGTTGTTCCGCCTAAGCCGAATTTGAGGCTGAATTCGCTGTCGTTTATGACATCGTCGTATTCTTGTTTGCTTTCAAACTCGAATGTTAACTCGCCCATCAGGTTGCGGTGGCGTGCTGGAAGATACTTGAGCAGATGGCCGTCAGTTGAGCGGATGACTGGAATTGCCTTGAGGTTGTTTTCTATTGTGAATTTCCAGTCTGTCACTCTTTCGAGTGCGGTTAAGCCTGAGCCGTCGCCTGCTCCGCGTTGAACGTAGCTTTCATTGTAGGAAACCGCTCCTGAATAATCTGCATAAGTGGCTCCAGTAATTTTTGCTGTGCCAGTTTCAACAGTTTGTCCGATAAGCTCAACATTGGCTTTTATGATGTCTTCTATGCTACATTCTACGCTTAGTTTGTGGATTCTGCAGCCTTTGTAGAGTAGGCTTATGATGTCGGTTGCCGAGGCAAACAAGCCCTTGTAATATAACACTTGGATGCTGAGGCTGTTTAGGGTTTGAGCGTGCTGTATGAAAGTGATTGGTGCCTCGCTTGACAGTACTTGCAGGATTCTCAGTGTTGGGTTTCGCAGTCCTTTCTTTAATGCTTGCAAGTCTCTGGAGCCTATTCCCCGTAGTTTAATCAGACTTGGGTCTAAGGCTGGTTCGATGTCTTCGCTGCTTATTCCAAGCATCGATGGGTTTGTTGGTGTTTGTCCGTAAACTGATTCTTCAACGAAGTAGGCACGGCATTCTTGTGCTCCGTATGTTTCTGGCATTTCTAAAAGACTCCTCCTATGTCTTCAAAACACCATGATTTGAGGGTGAATTCGGTTCTGTAAATGAAGGGCTTAACGTCAAGGCGGTCTGCGTCTCGAAAATTGACAATGTCCAGATAGGTTATGCCGTTAACCGTGACTGCACAAGCGGCGTAATCGCAACACAAGATGGCTGGTGTTGACCAATCACTTGGGTTAGTTGTTCTCGCAATCAGCCAGACGTATCCATCACCGTCGATGTAGTCTGTCAAGTTTGAAGTCAATGTGATGGTTATTATTTCGTCTGCTCCGCCAGTTCCGGATTGAGCGTTTTGCCATGCGCCAGCCACATGGTTCCAGACTTTTATGGTTACACCGTTTCCAGCAGGAGCAGAGCCGTAGCCTTCAAACGTCAAGACAATTTTCTTGACAGTGGTTTCTCTGCTCTCGATTTTGAAGCGGAAAAGCATCAGGGCATATTCGCCGTTAACGTTGTGAGATTTAGAGTGTCTCTGGTCGTCGCTGTACCAGATTTTCTGATACTCTTCGTTTGTTAGCTCTGTCCAGCTTGTGTGTTCTGGCGCAGGTTCTGTTGAGGCTCCTGTTTGGAAAGCTTTGTGTGGGTCGCCTTCTGGATAGCCCAATCCAGCAAAGTTGTATTCTGTCATATTTGGTTTGTTGCGGTTTTGTCTCACGATGCGGTTTACTTCTTCGACTATTTTGTTTTGCATTAGCTTGCCGTTGTCTGATGTTGCTGGTTTGTCGGTAGCCCACACGTTGATTCGTAGGCTGCCTAATCGTCTGCGAATGCGTCCTGACATTTCGATTTTTGTGTCTCTGCTTTCAGCTAAGCCAACCGTGATTTGCCCGTCATGGTTTTTGAAGAGTTCTCGGTCGTACCATTCTCGGCTTACGTGTATGCTTGCGATTGAATCGTCTTCTTTGATGACTCGGATGTTCTTTTGGAGAAGCCTGACGACTGTTGTGATCGGGTCTTCAAGCTCGCTCATTGTCCGATAAGCCTCCTAAGAGTGGCTTTAAAATGGGCTGTTTCGCCCCTCCAGTCGAAGGCTTGAATGTCTAAAACCTCGTAGTCTACGCCTTTGCGACGTATCTTGTCATGTTGCCTGATTGGAGTGAAAACGTGGATGGTTAGGTAGTCGTTGAGTATGTAGCCTGGTTCTATGAGGATTTCTTCCGCTCTGGCTGGTGAGACTATGGCTTTGATGTCTAAGCCTTCGCCATAACTGGTTTGGTCTTGGGCTTCTTTGATTGGGTATAGGGTTATGGTTTCTCCGTTTTGGCGGAGTATCTGAGTGAAGCGTGTCGTTGGAGGCTCATAGTTTAGGTATAAGAGCGAAAGCCAGCAGACGGTTGCCATAGCCTTCTTGTTTTCAACATAGCTATAGTCTGCATGCTTTACGCCCCAGAACATGAACTGGTCTTGGTGCTTGTCGATGATTTTCATGCTGAATTCGAGGCTGGGCTTGTCATGATGTTTGCGGATTTTCCAGAGGATTCCGCTTGTGACCGCATCGTAGTAGTCGCAGGCTGAGAATCGGCTAATGACATCTATGTAGCCTGCCCAGCAGATTGCAGGGTTGTAAGCTGGGTATTGGCCGCTCGCTCGGATGGAGTTAATGAAGTCGTAAACCTTTTGGCATGTGAGGCTCCAGCCTTCATAGTCGTATAAGCCGAGCAAGGCGTAGGCGAATGGGTCATCGTAAATCTCGTTTTCGCTTAGACCGATTCTGTGCCATTCGTTGTCTGAAGGGTCGTAGTAGAGCCAGAGGTTTTCAAAGCCTTTTCTGAGAAAATCGACTGCTTTAGTCATCATGTTTTGATAGGCGGATACGTTGGTTGTGTCGTATTCTTCTGCGAGCAACTTCAAGCCGACAAGCCCATAGAGACATTCAATGTCCATTTGCTGAAGCCATGCGTCTGCGATTGTTACGGCTCTTGCGAAACCGCCATAGGTCTGCTGATCCTGCATTGTTTTGAGGAAGGTTGCTCCAGCAAGTTTGGCGGAGTTAAGATAGTCCGTGTCGTTTGTTAGTTCATAGGCTTTCAAGAGTGATGGGATGACTCGGCAAGCGTCCACGCTGTAATAGTAGGTGCTGCCTTCTGTACTTTTGAATCCGCCATAAGCCTTCCTTGCTGGGTCTGTGCACTGCTGTGTCAGAATCCAATCGGCAAGGCTCACGATTTTATTGTAAATGTCTATCTTTCTGTCTTCAAACTGTTTAGCAGAGTAGGCTTCAAAGAGAAAGCCTATGGCGAAGGCTGCTGCAAAGGCAGCTCTCCCAAATGCTGGGTCTGGAATGTTAGGCGGAATAACGTAAACGTAAGGTGCATAATCCATGACAAACTGGTAATAGGCTTCCGGCACAGTTCCCAAGACTCAGACTCTCCCCACGTATGTTCCTTTCAAACGCTCAAGCATGCGCTGAAGCTCAGCTCGCAAAACATCAATGGGCGGAGCATTGCTTAGCACGGAGACGTTTTGGTCTCCAACAGAGAAGCTTAAGCCTACCGCTGACCCGCCGGTCAAGTAACAGATTGCGTGGATGGCTGCGAGAATTGTTATGAACTCTTTCTCTGCGTCCGTGCAATTTTGGTGGTCGATTTCTTTTCCAAGCTCAAGCTCCAACGTAACCTCAGCACGCTTCAACATCTTCAGGATTTTGGCATCTGGAACCTCCGCTAAGCTGATGTTTATCACGTCGCGAACATCATCAACAGTTACGCTTGCCAAGACATCTATCTCCATTTCTGCCTATAAATCGAGAAAGAAGCCAAAATTAAGCAATTCTCACGATGAAAAAGCAGATTTCAAATCTAATTTCTGTATAGGTGAATTAGTACCATACATTTGAAAACTGAAATGAAGCGCACGTCATAGCGGTGAGGGGTTAGTAGCCTTAAAAGGTGTGGTTGAAGTTTGTTCCGAAAGCCATAAGAAAGTGGCAGTGTTTTATTATTATTAGTAAAAATCTGGCAGATTGCATCGAAAGAGTATATGGAAAGGTGAAGGTTATGGGTAGGTTTAGGGCGGGTTTGGTTTCTGGTTTTTGGGTTTTAGTGTTGTTTGTGGCTGTGTTTGGTGTGGTTTTGAATGTTCCGTCTGCTGAAGGAAGCGGAACCATATACATAAGGGCGGATGGAAGCATAGACCCACCAACAGCCAATATTACCACTTCTGACTATGTCACTTACGCATTTATCGGCAACATTAGCGATTCCATTGTTGTCCAAAGAAGCA